CCGGGTCCCACAAACATGGGGGAGCATTGTCTTGAGGTTAGACTACACCCGGGCAGCCGCTATCGCTGCGGTAAAATCGTAGAAAAAGTGACTGCTGCACCACAGGCAGCCACATGAGCGAGCACCGCCGGCAGGCAGTCCGCTGATGACGTGGGGCGATAACTGGTGCCGTCCAAGGAAAACGACTCCCAGTACTCACGCCAAAGGGGAGGAAAATCACACGGCAACTGTAGTCTGCCACCGCGATGCGCACGGAGAGCAGCCTCAACATCAAGCTGAGTCTGCACATCCATCCCAAAAACATCAAACATGACGAACCGCGAGCCGGCCTGAACGGGCTTCTCAACGGACAGTCCTGCCTGGTAGGATTCCAAGGCGAGCAACTCGCGTTCTTGGAGATAGGCACCACGGGAGCCAGCAGCGCGCGCGCTCATGACCTCCTTGAAACACTCCCTAACTTTGATCCCTGGGCACATTCGCATGCCCATTAAAGCCAGCTCCTGGACGACCGGGCATCCTGGGAACTGGTATAGGAGAGAGAGAGACTTGACAAGTAGAAGAATTTTTTGTTTTTTTAAGCTAGAACCCTCATAAGCCGCACTAGTCCACCCAAATTTCGCTAGGTGGACATACGGATTCGTGACGTTGCATCCCGATTCCGTATCGAAGACCATACCACAAAAAGAAGCCTTATTCACCGACTCCACGCGCTCGCATTTAGCCACAATGCCCAACCGAGCCCACCAAGTGGCATCGGGGTAACTGTGGGAAAAATTCGCGAGGTTGTCGTCACCTTCGGCAACACAATTAACAGTTTGGTTGGTTTTGAATGCGATAAATTCACTCACATACTTCGTAGTGAGGGTATTAGAAAGTGAAGTGTCCATCTCACCCGACTTCTTACGCTCCTCCATCAAAATTTCAAGCTCACGATGAAAAAGCTTGTTGACACCACGTGTTTTAGAGTACAGAAACACAAAGTCGTTGAAATCCTCAAGAGGAATCTGCGACAACAAGTAACTGTAACACTCAACCTCAACGGCATTTTTAAGACCGTCTTGGAAAGAATGCTCATATGCAGTGGCATCGATATTTAGGAGAAAGCGAATCACGCCAAGCACGCGTTTCACATGCTCAGCGCGTTCAGCCGGGGGAACGTGCTTGACAAAGCTCTCATGAGCGTACACAACCTCCTCCATGACCTTGATATAGCGACCGTAACGGGTTTTGAAACGATCTTTCCGGGCCAAAATGAGCCGAGGCAGCTTAAACTCAGGATAAGCTTCATCTTTCACGTGGACTTTAACATAAGTGTCGCGGACTGCGAGAGGAGCCTCGATCATTCGTTCCCTATCCAGGTAATATGACCGCCTCAACTCTTCCTTCCGAGCCAGCGAGTATTTGGTTTTGTCAAGCCAAGTTTCAAACCTTAGATCTACGTCCGCCGCGACAGGTTGGAAATCGCGACGTACTGCTTCCCGCACGAATACGCGGAACTCTTCCAAAAGCATAGGGTCGAGTTCCGGACACACACGCCTACCCACCCGATTACACAAACCAGCCACCACTCCCGCCGTGTCCGCCGGATCCGCAACAGGCATAGCCACGCCTTCCACAAACACTGGGAGACTCATCCTCACAGCCACCTTCGGGCGGACGGCTCTAAACCGTTCGACCTTGAGTGACACTAAGTCACACAGCACAAGTTTCGGGACATCGACTTCGCCCATGCGGTACCCGACGGTCACCACGTAGGGAGTAGGCCGGTCAACTGTAAACCCGAAAGCACAGTAACCGGCGCCTGCCTACGATCGCGAACGAGAAGGGCTCGAGCTATTTCTAGCGAGTCGCCCACAACGTTGCAACCATGTGCAGGTAGGAAGGTTGGTACACTCACAAAGTGCATGTCAGCAGCCATTCGCCCCAAGCCATCAAGAGCTACTTCCAAAGAAAAGCCGCGGTTATAGAAGTAGCGGCAGTTAGTCAGCTGGCGGAGCACAGAAAGGCACACAATGCGCCTACTGACCCTGCCATACGACATTCCCACACGGAACTCCACTTCCCACAACTCACTAGGTATAGGCTCAGCGACACGGCGACTGATCTGAACTAGGTGAGGATTCGGAGCCTCCACCCGTCGCAACAACGAGATGCGCACAGGGCGGAAGTCAAGGCACTCGCACCGGAAGAACAGCTGAAGGCAGTACAAGACGAGAAGCACTGCCAACACCCACCCAAACTCCGGCACAACACGGCGGCACATCTCGAGCAGCACCGATACGACGAGGCTGTGAACAACGAGAACAATCAAGTTGACCAGCGCACGCCAGCGGAACAGCCCGACACACAAGACCTGGGAGCTGTGCGCAACAGGCGTCAAGGAGGCAAGCACGGAACGATCGCGCTTCCCTACAACTATCTGCCCGGCGACTGCATTCAACCGAGGGTCGTCGCGGGGCCCGGCGGAGCCGGGCGGTGCATTGATTTCTTCAGTTTTCTCTGATGGCTTAGCCGGGCCAGACTCGACCGCCGCTGCTTTAGGCGCGGGGGCCGGTACCACATACGTGTAACGACGGATTACATCGTCGTCTCGAACGCACGTCTCGCCTGACCATGCAAGCTCACTCGTCGCCCTAATCTTGGGAAACAAGGCACGCGCAGCTGCCGCTGCGAATGAATCCGAACCAGCCGCAGACGCGGCCGGAGCGGTA